ACTGCAAACCAAAAATGAACAGGGTACTGCTCACCTAAATTGCTTGAAACTTCCCATTTGCCAGTTGGTACATCGTAAATACCTATACCAGTCACCCAAGTATCATTAAATTGATTCCACATCTTTACAATACACTCAAAGGTGTTAGTGGGTAATTCATTTTTTACATCCTTGTACATAGTTTTTACTTCAATTGTTTTCATCTCTCTTTGGTGTTAAATCCCATCATTAGGGGGTTATTTTACACTTTGTGGTGTTTTTATCTTACACTTTGTCACACTATTACCTTACTTATGTGACAGCCTTGTAAGGCTATGACCTTACTTTGTGTACCGATTTGGTACTCATCTTGGGTCTATATCCTCTTGGGTTACAATGATAGATATCTCTTTGTAGCCCATATCAAGTAGCCTGTCTCGGCAACTTCTTGCTGCATCTATTGTATCAAATAGAAATTCCTTTGCTTTTGCTTTTACCTTATAAGTCATAGTAATTTGTTGTGAATGGTTTGTAGCATCTCTTTGTGTTCTGGGCAATCCCCAAACTTTATATGGCAAGGGCGGCAGACCGCCATAAGGTTCTCAATAGTATCCTTTGACTTACTGCCTCCACTTTTTCTGTTTTCTATGTGGTGGATGTCTACGGCTCTTGCGCCACAGACCTCACAACCTATAAAGTCATCCAAGACATAACCGAAGTAGTCCATATATATCTTGGTGTGCTTTTTCATAGTTCTCCTACAATCGTGTAGTTGTTAATCATCTCTTGGATTTCATCCAATGGTCTATTCTCAAAGAAGTCGTGGTACTGTTGCAAAGCAAAGAATACCTTCTCCTCACCCTTGTTGTAGAACTCCTCACTTACCGAGTAGACACCTACATCACAAGAGAGTTTGTCTATTACCAGAAACTTAAACTTGGTGTAGTCTACATTGAATAGTCGGCAGTAGATATATACTTGTACATCGTAGGAGTATTTGTGTCTTGCAGAATACACAAAGTTGCGTAGGTCACTCGTAGTCTTGAGGTCTACAATAGTGCCGTTATTCTTTAAGATGTCTGCCTTCGCTCTAAAGGGATAGCCCTCTATGTTGTCTACGGCTGCAACTTCAAACTGTGCATCTCTCAACAACTCTACTGCTTGTTCATTCTTGAATAGGGCTTCAGCCATCTTCTCTGCCAGTTGTCTTTCCTTCTTGGTGTATAGGATGTGCTTGGGGTATTCAGCACTCATCTCTTTCCACTTCTTGGTAGTCTTGGTAGTGACATCAGCAAAGACAAGTTCATCAACTTTGTGAGGTTCTAATACCATCATATGGATTAGCCTACCATCTCGTAGTGCTTGGGAGTTGGTCTCCTCACCATACTGCATTAGGTTGTAGTAGGTTCTTGGAGAGTCCAGAATCTTCTTTAGGTTGGATGAACTGAAGGCTACCTTACCCAAGTAACCGTAGTAGAAGTCATCTGCATCAGCTTGTTGAACAAGCCAATCTTGTGCGTGGGTTTCCCCATTAAGCATTGTGATTTGTTTTGACATAGGTGTTTATTTTATCGGGTTAATCCCATTCCTTGAATAAAGCGTTGACCCTTATCGTAGTCAATGCCCTTGATAAGTCGGTAGATAAAAGCGGATGCTCTACGGATAGATTCCATCTCTGCTTTGCTTGTATCTGTACCGCTATTGGCGTACATCTGGGCATCTATGTGCAAGAGTTGGTCAATCGTCTCTTTGTCCGTTAGGGCTTCTTCAAATACTATCTGTGCCTTTAGTATGGCTTCAGTATGATTCATCATTGTTGTAGATTGATTTGTCGTGTAATTATATCATCATCCTCTTCCGAGCCACACTCACAAGCGGAGTGAGTCTTCTCACATTCTCGGCAACAGTCGCAATGCCAATCGTTATCGCTATACTCTCCGCATATATGACACCAACCTTCTTGTGACTCTTGGTATCGTGCGAGTTCCCAATCTAAATAGTCCATTATACGGGTAAGTTAAAAAGGTTCTCAATCAACTCGTACAACGCTATCATAGCAGTAATTCCGATTGCTACCAGAAGGTAAGCAGCTCCTCCGTAAATGAGGTTCTCTTTGCGGGTGTAAGTCTTTTTAGACATAATGTAAGGTGTTTTTGTTTCTGCTAATATAAACAAAATAGTTAACACCAAACATTTTGTACTATTTTTTTTCTTGCCATTGAGTATAGCAAACTGCAAGGCGTTGTTCCTTATCTGGGAACTCACTCTTGAGGTCACTCATACAACGGCTGATAAACTCTTGTTGAGTCTCTTTTGCTTTAGGAGTTGGGATTGGCATAACTTAATACATTATATGATTTACATTTTTGAATATCGGAAAGCCATAGACGGCTTATCACATCTTGTCGGTCTTTGCGTTGGTAGTATTTTCTATCCGCCTCTTTCTTATCTACGAATACTGGCTCTACTATCTCCTCTGCAAGTTTTGCAAGTTCACTACGAAGCACCATAGCAAACCCACCTACTTCAGCAATCTCAAAGGCTATCCAGTCGGCTTTGCCGTACATCCAGCCATCGTTTCCTCTTACATTCTTGAACTCTACCCAGATAACATTGGGGTGGTTTCCTCCCTTTACATCAACAGATACGGTCTTACGACCATCACGCATTACATAATAATCTATGTGTAAGTTGATGTCTTCATCTCTTGATGATTTTGTTGTCTCGTATCCACGAGCCTTACAAGCTGCAACAAACTTATCCTCACTTCGTGTACCCTCTTGACGGGAATAACTCCACCTTCCTCTACTAACTGAACTCATTAAGGTCTGTTTGTTTAATTAGTGTGTCGGTATCGTAGAAAGAGAAAGTACCACCACTATACTCAACACGATAGCCACTATAAGACTCATTGAGGCTAAAGCGGTATTCCTCCCCTCCGTGTCTTGTAGTAATTCCTTTACCTTGTTCATATTCTTTTATTTCGTGTCCTTGAGACCAGAGCCAAGCAAGAAGCAACTTACTGACCTTCGTACTCTCCATAAATCTTTTTTAAGTCTGCAATGTGTTGAGACCACTCTCTCGGATTACAAGAGCAAGGGATGTAATACTTGTGTTGGAATACTCGTGCGTGTACACGGCTTAATGGCTCTTGCCATTCCTCCTTAACCTCTCTGCCGTTAAATGATGTGAAGAAGTCCTTTAGTGTGTTGTATTCTTTTTCCTCAAGGCATAGCGGTTGCGTTCTTCTTGGGAACAACTTGTTGAGCTTCTCCTTACGAGCATCACACCCACAATCTATTCCCGTAGCATCAGCAAAGGCATCTACCAGTTTCTTTATACCAGTAGCCTTTGTGATTTTTTCAATGTCATCTCCTAAACCTTTAGATGCGCTCGGCTTCTCCGTTTTGGAAATCTTCGTAGTCTTCGTAGTGTTTCTCTTTGACATATTCCTTTGTCTTTTTTAATGTATCAAAAATTGAGTATAAGCTAATCTTCGTTTCTTTCTCAATGTCCCTCATAGACATATCGGTGGTATGGTAGATTTCAAACATCTTCTTATCATACCAATGCAACTCTTCAGTAGACTCCCAAATCTTTTCTATGAGCCTCTCAAAACCTTCTGCCTCCTCGTAGTTAAAGACATCCTCTTCTTGGTCATACTCAATCATATCACCGCAGTAGTGTACTATCTCTTTTTTGTTCTGGAAGTTGCGTACCATATTACGCAAGGTGACCCACACAAATAACTTGTTAGGCTCATCTTTGTACATTATACGCTCTGGCTCTTCTACATACTTGTTGAGTCGGATGTACATCTCTTGGACTATATCTTCAGCGTAGTCACCCGCACCGAAGCTATGCGCCATCTTGACCCATTCGTTATGTTTAGAAGCGAGGAGGTTTAGGACTGTCATCTCATTCTTCTTGTTCAGTAGCCCAAGTGACTACAATAGCAAAAACCCCGAAGCACAACTGCAAGGAGTGGTACTTGGGGTTCTCGTAATCTTCATTCATCTCGGAGTTCCAATAGTTGATTCCTACCAGAATCCCCGCAAGGGGTGCTACATCAATCGCAAAGTTCATATTCTTTTCGTAATTGCTTGATTTCTTGTTGCATAATATACAACTTTTCACGAGTTGTTGACAATTCCTCCCGTGTTT